TTATTAATAAACTTGTTTAGAAATAAATTAATTATATCAACATTATATGTCATTTATTATAAAAAAGATATTTTATAATAAATATTTCTTTGAAATTTTAAACATTTTCTTGAAAATAATATTATTTTATTATATATATATAATGAATGCTTTTGTTTTAATACATTTTGGTGATAAACCAAAATATGTAGAATTAGAAATTTATACAGTAATAATGTTAAAAAAAAATACAAAATATGATATTGTATATATGTATTCAATAAATGATACACCAGAAATATTTATTAATATTATGAAAAAATATTGTACAAAAGTTATACCATATGATGACAATAATATAACATATAATATTAAAAATTTTACATCATTGTATCAGCATTTTAATACACTTAGAACATGTAATTTTTTATATGCTTATAAATTAATAGAATATAAAAAAATATGTATAATAGAATCTGATATGATTATATTGAAAAATATAGATGATATATTTACATTAAAAACACCATCTATATTAACATATTATAATCAAAATAAAATATTAGATAATTATAAAATTAATATTGATATTAAAAAAGATTTAGATGAATGTTCAAAACATAGTAACATAAATGGAGGTGTAATGTTAATTAAACCATCTATTGTAAAATATAATTTATGTCTAAAAAATATTAAAAATATTATTAAAAATAATTGTATTTATCCTAATGAAACATTATTTTTAACTGTAAATAAATTTATATATAATTTACCATATAAGTATAATGGTGTGCAATTTCATTTAGATAAGTATTCACATATGTTTAAAATAGATATGAAAAAATATTTATCAATACTTCATATGAATGCAAAAGAACATAAGCACATTGATATTATAAAAGATAACTGGTTAGAAAAAATTAAGAATAATAAAAAGTTATTATATTACTTTATATCATATTTTAAAAAAGAATATTACAGAAAAGAACATGAGTTTACGAAGGAAATACAATAAAAAAATTTTACTAAATATTTAATTTTAATGATTTTTTTACATCATTCCATCCTAAGAACCGGAATGAAATGAAGGTTCATCGCTATACTCCGGAGTTTACGAAGGAAAATATATCATTAGACAAAATAACAACTACTTTATTATCAATATACATATTTTCTTTCGTAAACTCCTGAAAATAACCTTAAACTTGTGCTAAAAGCTCCAGTTTACTACATATTTTCTTTCGTAAACGCCGGAGTATAGTTCTTTTATCTACAATGAATTTATCGGAGCATTTATGCGTAGATAAAGAACTATATTCTGGAGTTTACGAAGGAATATACGCATAAATACTCCAATATATTCATTATAATATATTTTTATTATATATAAAAAAATATGTCATTATATATTAAAAATGAATAACAATAATCAATATTATATATTATTTACTATATATATTATTTCATTAATTATTATTTTTATATTATATGTATGTAGTAAATATAATAAAAATTTAAATAATATAATGACTAAATGCTGCTTAATAAAATATAAGTCTAATATAACTGATTTTATTATAAAATATCGAGGCACTAAATATAATGATTTAATGGATACGAAAAATTGTATATTAACATATTGGCATTTATCGCATTCATTATTATATATATTTATTGGTTTTTTTTGCCCAAAATTATTTTTATTATCATTTTTTATTGGCGTATTATGGGAAATATTAGAATATTTTGTTAATCAGCAAGATATTACAGATATTATATTTAATACAATCGGATTTTCAATAGGTTATAGTATAAACAAATTATTTATAAAGAAAGGTTGAAAATTTATCAACATAAAAATGCGCAAACTTCCATTGCAGTGTTTTCATCTATTAGATAGTCAATAGTTGATTCTAACTCTAACTCTTCATTGATACAATCTTCTCCGATACCATCTATGATATGTAGCAAATTTTTTCTAGCAAACTGACAAAATGGATTAAAGACCATTGGATACTTCATCATTAGAAATCGCAATGGGTTAAAATATTTTTCCTTAATACAAATACCAGATTCTAACATTGTGCGAATAATCAAACAAATAGAATTTGTCTGTTCTTCTGTAACAGTGTTTAAATTAGGTTGTAGTAAGATATTCAACACAGACGAGTCTCTAATTCCACATTGAATTTTATCATGTAAAGATTCTTGTTCTTCTGTTTCAAGAATTGGACAATTTCTTATATGATCCATTATGGATTTCTGAGGATATCCGTAATCGGCACACATATTATATGTCTCATATGCACCAAGAGTGCAAAAGACGTATAATGCAATGTCTATCTTTCCACGCCAATTTACCCGAATTAATTCATGATTTTGCTGTGTTGGCATACCAAACACTGCTTTCATGAATTCTTGACCTTTTAAGGATTTGCACATAAAGTCCAACTGGTAATTGATATCATCAAACAAATTGTGATATCTATTGAATATCAATTTAAACATCTCACATTCACCATATAAAGCTGATCGCATGAGTTTAAGTTCAATTGAATATTGGGTAACTTGCATTCGATCTAAAATTTCAGAAATGGTCTGTATCGGCATACGAGTAATACCGATACATCTGCAATTTAAGATTGCTCTATATAATTCCATGTTTGGCGTTTCAAATAATAACTTGTAATAAAAGTCTAAATTGCCTGGAATCATTTGCGCATCGAATTTTGGTACCACTTTAGAATTAAATAGATGTTCAATAAAGCGATTATTATTCGAACATTCTAAAACAGAATCAAAGATCTGTGGCATTATATCTGTATCTTCATTATTAATGTTTTTCAACATATCATGCCACAATTCATATGATCCATTTACAATCAAATACTTCAATATTTGAATGAATAACTCAAGTCCAGGATCACGGTAGATCGTTCTAAAGTTAACATATTTGACCCAATCAGGAATGGCTGGGTTTTGTTGCAAAATGCTGCTCACCGATAATAAGAATGACACTTCTGCGTCTTCGACAAAATAAAATCTCATTCTATAAGAATCGTAAGATTTCTGATTGGTGAAGAATGAAATAAGATGATAAATATCATCAAAACTTGTTATTGAAACTGTTTTCCATTTCTGATAATTTGAATCTTCTTCAAATTCAATATTGTATTTTATTCCAATATTGAATTCGAAAATGATCCTTATTTCTAAGTACCGTTCCATAAACTGAGCCATATACGACTCTATATCGTAAAACTCCTCGTCCGTAAGATTATTCCGACAATAATTGGATATCTTGACGATAAAGCAGTATTCCTGAACTTGTTGAATACTAAAATCCTCCCCAGTTGGCATTATTCCAATACGTTTGGAATAATCATTTGATTTCCAGAAAGCATTTATAGAAACTGGATTGTTGTTCATTTTTGTTTCATATAATTTATTATAAAATTTTTATTATATTTTTTTTAGTACTTAAATACCATCATTTTTTTATGTGTTTTCCTTGCATTTTTTTTAGATAATGGCTTTTCAGAAAATAACCTTAAACTTACAGAAAAGAACCGGAATGAAATGAAGGTTCATCGCTATTTTCCTTCGTAAACTCCGGAAAATACGCTAAAGCTTCAGTTTACTACATATTTTTCATTATATATATTCATAAATTAAATCTTTAAATTTATTTTTAACAATATTTTTTAATTTTTTAAAGTTATTTTCTTGTTTTATATTATATAAATATGGATTATTTTTTTCATCCATTTCTTTTAATAAATCAACTTTTATTGAAATAATATTTTCATTAATAGATTCTTGTTGATGGATATTATAATTTAAATTACTCAATCCATTTTTTTTCCATGATTCTAAGTCTTCATATAATTTTTCAAATTTAGTATTTTCCATATTAACTATTTTTAATTTTTCCAATACATTATTAATAGTTTTCATATCTTTTGTTTCTTCAATATCAATAATAGAACCTTTTTTAGGATAATAAAATTTCCCAATCCCACTTGATACAAGTCTGCATTTTAAAGCTTCATCTTCACCACCCCATCCCCAAAAATTATTTGGATAACCATTAACTTTTTCAAATTGTTTTTTATTGAACATCAATAATGCACCTAAAAATATTTTTTTTTGAGTATTATTCATATATCGCGTGCCTCTAACTGCTAATGAAACTGGATATTTAAACTTTTCTATAAAATATGATATTAGATCATAATCAGGAATAGTATCAATATCACTAAATATAAAATTATCGTATTTTATAGATTTATTTTTATTAGCAATATCAAAACCTATATTTTTCAATTTACCTATATTAAATAAATTTCCATCATCACTTTGTTCGATTATATATATATGAAAATTACAATATGGTTTTAATAATACATGCATTAGTTTAATAAAACTATCTTTCTGTTTTTTACGTAATCCATCTAAACTATTACGATATATTGTAATAACGGCAATATTTTTCAATTTTTTAATAGGTTTTATTGCTAACATATTTTTAAAATTTTTATTGTGATGTATAATACTTAATTTTTCTAATAAATAGTTTAAAATACCATCTTTATTTAATCTTGCTTCATATAATTGTTTAGCATTTCGAGCAATTTCCTCACATTTTTTATCATTTTTAATACACCATTGTACTTGAGACACAAGATCAGATAAATCATCTTTTATAGGAACATAATGTTCGTATTCTATTAAAAGATGACTAAACCACATTTTATATGGACTTTTTACAATAAGAATACAACTATTCATACTTAGCTCGGATGCTAAGCGGAATGCAGATACATAACCATCAATATTAAGTATAAATTTATAATTAGATTTTTCAATATTATTAATTGGCTTCTTTAAACCAAATCTAAATTTAGATGTATCAATTATATGTATTGGTGTTCCCATAACTTTTTTAGGTCGTGCTTTCCAATCCATTATTCCAATGTCTAAAATATCAGAATAATCAACAGATATATGAGCTGCTTTAAGACGCATATTATTATCAATTGTAGTACCACAGCCTGTTGCACCACCTCTAAAAATACATATTGGTTTTTTACTCTTCCAATCATAATTCCATTTTTCAATATGTGTTTTATGATATGAGTTTGAACAACCTGGTAAAAAAAACTTATTAGAAGCTGCCATTTCCCATTCATCATTACTTGGAATCAACATATCAGCAAAATCATTTGTAATAGATTTTGAAAATAAAGGTGCCATTTTTTTAAATTGATATATTTTTTCAATTTTCACTTTATTACTATCAAAAATATGATCGTAAGGTTCGGTAAAATCTTTTTTAAGTAATGGAAAGTCACGGTCATTTATGAAAAATTCAACATCTGGAACAGTTCTTTCTTTTACTAATGTTTCTAACATATTTTTAATAACAGTTGTATTTAATTCACCTTCATATTTAGGAAATTGATTTCTAAATAAACAATTATTAGCATACCAAGATTCTCTATTAAAATCTATTTTACGTCCTTGAAATTGTTCTGGATATTTTCTTTGAAAATCAATAATATTTTGATTCAATATATGTTTAATTTTACTATTTGTATAATCACTATTTTGAAGTAATTTTTTCTCATGTTCTGTAAAATAAGTATATTTTACCCAATTATTTTTATAATTGGCATTACTAAATGGTAAGTATATAGCTAATTTATTATTTCTAATAGCAACAAATATACCTTTTTTAAATTTATTAAACATATATGTAAATGTATTATGTATAGATGTATAATCAATATTTTTATATAATTTATAAACTTCAGTTGAACCTTCATATAAGCCATTATTATTTTTTTTATTAGAGTAAAAATATCGAATGGGTAATAAAGCATATTTATTAATATCACGATAATCACCTGCGTGAAAATATATTTGGTCAAATAGTTTAAAACGAGGATTAGATATTATACCATACTTTTTTTTACGTTTTTCACATTCCGTTTTATTATTATAATAATTTTCTTTAGTTTTACGAAATTTATTTAATGAAAAATTTTCAGTATTATTCATATATATACATTATAAAAAAATGATTTTTTTTTAATATAAATATTATTAATTATATTTTCCTTCATAAACTTACGCTAAAGTTTCAGTTTACTACAATGAATTTATCGAAGGATTTATCCGTAGATAAATAACTATTTTCCTTCGTAAACTCCGGAAAATACATAAATGGAAGAAACTATAGATATTTTTAAATTAAATGGAGAAATTTCTCTTATTAAAAAAACAATAAATTATTATCAAATTATTTTTTCAACAAAAAAATCTTATTATTATTGTATAAACGAATGTGGTTCTGGTCAATGTTATTGTAAAGATAAAGATTGGTCTCAAGGAACATGGGATGGGTTATTATTAAAAAACTGTAATGATCAACAATTAGCAATTGATATTTTTAATTATTTGAAAAATAATTTTAATATTATTAATAATATAAATAGACCTGCATTATTATTGTGGTTGAAATCTAATTTAGACTCTTTTATGAATATTTATTATTTAGATGACTTAAATATTTTAAAAATTTTTGTAAAATATTTATATTTTATTGGTATTTTTAATATTTATTTTAATAAAAGAATAAGAAGATTATTTTATGATAAATATAAAAATATATTAGAATTAAATATTTCAATTTCTGATGAATATACAGAAATTAATTCAGGAAATAATAGTACTATATTAATTGATAATAATATATATGATAGTTCAATTGATACGTTAAAAAAAAAATCATTACAATCAATTAATAATACATTGTATTTATATAATACATATATACCTGAAATTCATTTTAATTCAGATAATAATATTGATCTAAACTCAATAAATATAAATGAACTGAATAGATATATAGATAGCTTTTTAATGTATAATGATTTACCTATTTTTCCAAATAATATTTTTGATATTAAATCAATAGAAATGTTTTTAAAAAAATATAAATTAGAAGATAAATATAAATCTATTTTATTGAATGGTTTATCAAATGATTTATTACAAAATTATTTTAATAAATGTTCATTTTGGAATGATATGTGTGAGCAAATAGAAAGATATTTATGATGAGAACATGATTAAATATTTATTTTCATACGAACTTTGCTTTCCTGAAAATAGTTCTTTATAAGGATAAATTCAAAAATAACATTTTTATTTTTCGTTTTATAAAACAAATAATTATATGCTTATATAATTATTTTTATGAATAGCGAGTCATTTTTTTTATTTTTTTCAACTATATATATAACAATAATTTTAAAAAAAAAATTAAATTATAACAGAGAATTTACTGATTCGTATAATTTTTTTTTCCAAACAAAGGATAATAATCATAATACAGAAAAGAACCTGAATGCAATGAAGGTTCAACCCTATTTTCATGAGTATACAGAAAAGTATGTAGATAAAGAATTATTATTAAAAACAAATGCAAATGAAAATGAAAATACAGAAAAGAACCGGAATGAAATGAAGGTTCATCGCTATACTCCGGAGTTTACAAAGGAAAATACAGAAAAGAACCGGAATGCAATGAAGGTTCATCGCTATTTTACGAAGGAAAATACAGAAAAGAACCGGAATGCAATGAAGGTTCATCGCTATTTTACGAAGGAAAATACAGAAAAGAACCGGAATGCAATGAAGGTTCATCGCTATACTCCGGAGTTTACGAAGGAAAATACAGATGAAATGAATGTTCATCGCTATTTTACGAAGGGAAATACATTAATCTATCATATGGATATAGATTATAATGAACAATCGATAATATTATCTATTATTGATACTTTTGCTGATGAAAATACAAAATTATTTAAAGAATTAAAACCAATAATATATTTTAATAGTAATTTAGATACATATGACTTAAAACATTTTCTTTCATTAGATAATAAAACAAATAATAACTATGGATGGATATTTATTAGCAATGATTGTTCATTATTGAAGAATGAAAATATAAATCAAATTTATAGTCATCAAAATATTGAAGTTTTTACTAGATGGAAAAAAACTTTTGAAAATTCAAAAATATGTTATTCAAATATTATAAAAATTATTTTTGATAATAAATATTATTACGTAATTTATAAAAATAATAAAATAGAAGATTATATTATATAAAGAACTATAATTATAAAAAAATTGATGGTTTTTATTTTATATATTTATATATATTAATAATATTTATTTAGTTTTCATCTTATTTATTCTTATTCTTTTTATTCTTATTACTATCTACAATGGGGAATATTATCACTATTATTCTTGATTTGTTAGGACTTGAGCGTAAGCGTGTTAATCAGCCTAGACACGATGTTAATCTTCCTATGCAAGATGTTAATCTTCCTAGGCAAGATGTTAATCAGCCTAGGCAAGATGTTAATCTTTCTGAACAAGATTTTGGTCTCAGTTTCAGGCGTAAACATGAACGTACTTACAATAGTAAATATGAATCTGAGCTTGAACGTGAACGTGAGCTAGGACGTAATCGTGTATTACAAAGTAATCAAGCACTTCAACACTATCTTGAACAAGAACGTAGTATTGTGCGTCACAGTATACACAAAGGTATTGAAGAACCGCAAATGTATCAAATTATCAGGGATAATATCGAGCAGATAAAGAAAGATATGAAAAATTCATCTTACAAGATGTTTCTTACTTCCCTTCAAAATTACATCAACACTAAAAATAGTGAAAAAAATTGCCATTTGGTATTGGAGATAATGAATAACATTTCAAAAATTATGGATGAACCCAAACATAGCACTGTGCCATCAGAACTATTTAACAAACCAGATGATGATAATTCAGAAAAAGATTCTCTGTATGTTAATGCCTACAATATTTATTTGTATGAAGTGCAAAATGGCGGTACAACACATAATCAAATAGTTGTATTGTATAATTTGTACAACAACATACGTAAATTAGATTAAGAATGCTTCATTTGTGTATTACTACAGAAAAGAATCGGAGCTTTAGCGTATATTCTTTTCTGTTTTAGTATTATAATATGGAAGAATTACAATCAAAGAAGATAATATTTTTTATAAATATATATATATGAATGGATGGACAACTGAAATAGAAAATATATGTGAGAAATTAAGAATAAATTCCGTAAATTTAAGTGAATATCATAGGAAAAGATATTATTATTTTAAATCATATAGTAAATATTTTAGAATACCATTAATACTTTTAGCGTCTATTAATTCAACAGCATCTGTTGGATTACAACGATTTATTGACCAACAATGGATTTCATTAACAACATGTATAATAGGAATAATAATAGGGGCGATAACATCAGTTGAATTATATTTAAATATTAATTCAAATATGGATTTAGAATTAAAACAATCAAAAGAATTTTATTCATTAGCGGTTGATTTATATAAAATGTTACATTTAAATATAGAACATAGAAGCGAAGAAGGAGTAAGTTATTTAAATCAAAAATACAGTATATATACAAAATTATCAGAAGCTTCAATATTATTAAGACGCAAATTAAAAATTGATGTTTTAACAGAAATTCCAAAAGGTTTAGAAGATGCAACACCAACAGCGGTAGATACAGAAATGAATTGGAGAACACGTCTAAATTCATTGTCATTTTTTAAAAAAAACACAAAAGAAAATAGTGTAGAAAAAGAACTATGCTTTCCAGAAAAAAAAAAAAATCCATCAGTATTTTCCGAAGTAAATGAATCATTAGATAAACATAAAACATATAAAAGTCATTATTATAAAGTGGGAGATATAGAAGATGAAGGAGAAGAAAAGAACTATGCTTTTCAGGAAATACAATGAATTTATTTGTAGATAAAGTAGGAAATGAGAATAAATTGTTATAATAAATTTACCTTCACATATAATGAATTTATCCGTAGATTCATCGCTATATTCTGGAGTTTACGGAAAAATATACAAATACGTGCATATTTAGAATGATGTTTACAGCGGTTCGGAATTCAAATGCCGATTTTTAAATATATTTTTTGAGTTTTTTTCTTTTTGTAGATATTTTTTTGGGTTTAATTAGTTGTTTAATATCAAAAGAATGTAAAAAATAATTATTATAATTATTTATTTTTATATTATTTATAGATTTTTCAATATTTCTTTTTATATCTTCAAATTCTAATGGTTTATCCAATTTTACATAATGTTTTAGTTGATTAAAATATTCTTCTATTGGATTAAGATAATGATGATATGGTAATATATATAAATAATCATTACCAGATGATTTTATAAAATTCCTAACTTCGTTTGTCTTATGCATTCCTCCATTATCTAATACTATTAAATGATCTTTTTTATCATTTAATATAGTTTCTAAAAACTCAACAAATCTTTTGCTATCCATACCACCTTTATTATAAATACTATAATTAATAGTTTCTCTATTATTTATTGCTACTACTAATGTATATTTTTTAAAAATTAAATTATTATTTGTTTTTATAATACATCTTTTACCTAAATCACAATAAGAATAATTATGAGATAATCCTCCTTTTATTGATGTTTCATCTATAGATATTATTTTATTAATATTATATTTTTTTATTTTATCAAAAAATAATTCTAGTTCTTTTTTTCTATTTCTTGATTTTCCATATGTTATTAATGGAAAATGAAAATTAGTTTTCCTTTTTCTTGTTATATTATTATCTCTTATTACATCATATAAATGTTTTTCACTAATATTATAATTTTTGAATTTATCTTTTAATTTTTTATGGACTTCTTTTACAAATATATCTGGATTATTTTTTAATATATTTTTAATTTCATCAATGTATATATTTTTAACTTTATATGAACCATATCTTTTTATATTTTTAATATTTTTTGTTTCAATATATCTATTTATCCATCTTTTTAGACTTCTTTCAGAACATTCAAAAATATTACATACATTTTTATAATTTTTTATGTTCATATAATATTTTACTGCTTGAATTTTTAAATCTTCACTTTTATGTTTCATATTTTTATATAAATAATTAATATAAAAATATATTATATCAATTATTTATAGAATAATCGAAAATATGGATGAAAATATTTTATTAAAAAATAAAATAAATGAATTAGAAAATGAAATTATTGAATTAAAAGAACACCTTAAAAAATATACTGCACCAAAAAGATATAAAAAATATTATGAAAATCATAAAGAAGAACTATTACAAAAAAACAAAGAATATATAAAAAAAACAAATTATTTTGAAAATTATGAATATACTGTTTTACCCGATAAAAGAAAAGAATACAATAAAAGAGCTTATTTAAAAAGAAAAGAAAATAATAAAATATAAATATTAAAATTTTAAAAATAAATATTTTCTGTAGCGAAAGCGAAAGAAAATAGTTCTTTATCTACGCTAAGCTCTTATAAATTCATTGTATTCTAATTTATAATATTTATTTAATAATAAAAGTATTGATTTAAATAATTTATTATTAAAAATTTCTAATAAATATTTTTTATATTAATAATATTATTAATATAAAAAATATTTATTTATTCTTATATACAATATAAAAATGACAGACGAGTTAAATGAAATATATTATAGTGTTTATATGTTTAATTTTATAAATGAAAAAAAATATATTGGAATAACAACATATAATCCTGAAAAAAGAAAACGAGAACATTTAAGTTGTAGTAGAAAATTAAAACCTCAATATATCCTTCATAAAGCAATTAAATTATATGGAGAAAAATCTTTTGAAATGACTATACTAGAAAAAACAAAAAATAAGGATGAATTAAAATTATTAGAAAAAAAATATATTAAAGAATATAATACATATTTTGAAAATGGAAATGGTTATAATATGACATATGGAGGAGAAGGTAATTTTGGATATAAATTTACAGAGGAAATGAAATTAAAAATGTCTCAAAAAAGAAAAGAATTAATTAAAAACAATCCAGAAATAATTAAAAAATGGAAAGAAAGTATGAAAAATTTTTGGACAGAAGATAAAAAATTATCAATGTCTATTCTTAAGATAGAACAAATTAAAAACAATCCAGAAATAATTGAAAAATGGAAAGAAAGTATGAAAAATTATTGGACAGAAGATAAAAAAGAAAAACAATCTTTATTAAAAAAAGAACAATTTAATAAAAATCCAGAATTAGCAAAAGAAATATCAGAAATACAAAAAATTAGAGGAAATACATTAGAAGGAAAAATAAGAGGAAATCCAAAACCATTTAATGTTTATACATTAAATGGAGAACATATAGGAATGTTTGATTATGTTCCATTTGTTGTAAATTATATATTAAATGAACAAAAATTATTAAATAATATAACTGAGAAAACATTAGGTAATAGTATTAGACGTGTTTTATCTGGCAAAAGAAATAATACACATGGATTTAGTTTTAAATATATATAAAATTAATTTTCATTAAAAATTATACATTTAATTTATACTTAAAAAGATATTTTTATATAATATATAGAAATATAAAATGGAAAATATAAAACCGATAGATAGAGGAAAGCAAACACATAAAATTATTAAATCTTCATTAAAAAATATATTGAATAACTATGAAGATTTTATACCTATTATTGAAAATACTGTTTTAAGAACAAATAAAATTATTATTTATGGATATCAATTCTTAAGAGCATTTATTATTGAAAAATATAATGATAATATTAAAATTGATAGACAATTTATTTATAATATTCTTAAAACAGTTTCTAATAATGATAAAATTAAATTTGATAATGATGATAAATATAGAGATATTTTTGAATTTTATAATAATACATTTATTAATCATATTGACTATAAATTTGATAATTCTAATTTATCATTTATACTTCAATATGCTTCTATTGAAATGAATACTTGTTTTCAAAATAATATTATGAATCATTTTAAGGATTATTTGAATAGATATATTAATATTTTATTTTTAGATTTTTATAAAGATAATATTTCTAAAATAAAAGATAAAAATATCCGAAATGAAAAATACAGAACTATTAAAAATGATTTAAGATTAATGAAACTTGATTTATATTCCAATTCTAAGACTGAAAAATATGAAGGTATTCATAAAGATTGGTTAAATGAAAATAGAATTAATTTAGTCCCTAAATTATTAAATGATAATATTAATTATCATCTTAAAGATAGTCCCTATGATTTTATTAATTATTCTATTTATATAAATAAAGAAATTGAAAAATTAAATAGAAGACCTTATCAAATCGTTCCTCAGCGTAATAATAATGTTCCTAAATTTATTACTTTCGACCATGCAGGATTAGTTGATATTTTTGGTTATAATTTAATTAATTTTATAGATAAAAATAAATTAAAAGATATAATTCATAATCATAATATTGAAAATCAGAAAAAATATGAAATTAAATGCAATAAAGCAAAGGAAGATAATAAAGAACTAAAAGAATTAAAAATAATAGATATTAACAATATTCGTAAAGATGAAATTATGTTAAATCCTAAATTTTATCAAAAATCTGTTTTTGATACTTTATTGAATTTTAATAAAAAAGTTTTCAAAAGAGAAAAGAAAAATGTTTTTAATTATCAATTTAAGACAGATGGAGTTTCTATTATATTAGATTTTGTTAATTATCGTAAAGATAAGTATGAGTCAAATGAAGAAAAAAAGAATGAAAAATTAGAAAGAATATTAATGTTTAATGAAGATAAAAATAAAATGAAAAAAAATAAAAAAATAAGAAAAGCAAATAATAAAAATCAAGAAAATATATTTAACAATGGTGATGAATATATTGAATTAGAAAAATTAAATAAAAAACAGATTAAAAAATTAAATGAAGAATATATTATATTGGGGCTCGATCCAGGAAAAAAAAGTTTATGTACAATTGTTGATGAAAATAAAAAAATATTTCAATATAATTCATGTAATAGAAGACATAAAACATATGCTAAATTTCAACATAAAATACAAAAAAAATTAAGAAAAGAAAATAATATAGACATGTATGAAAATTTTATATCAGATTTTTCTTGTAGAATATTAAATGATGAAAAATATTATGATTATATAAAATTTAAAAATAGTATATCAGAAATAACAAAAGATTTTTATAATAAAAAAGTACATAGAAACTTAAGATTTAGAATGTACTGTAATACA